GAGCGTCAGGAAAAAGATCATTAGCGATATCAGATAGATCTGGTATGGCATATCCATATACAGAAATGGTTAGAGAATGGAATGGTTCTTTAGTTCATAAATCAGAGTTTGAACCAAAACAACCACAACTTGAACCTAAACCAGCAGGTTCTGATCCACAAGCTTTATACAATCCAAGACCACAACCTGCATCTAAAACAAGTTTAATACTTTTAGATAACAATCCGTTTACAACGGTTAAGTATGGTGGGACAACTTATGTAAATGTTTTTTCAGAAGACCATCAAAGAGCTGCAGGATCAGTTGTAAGATTTAGAGGCGCACCTGTCGTAACTTCTACAGGACCAGCTGGTGCTGATCAAGCTGCACAAGTTGAGTTAAGAAACCTACAACAATTTTTAGATATTCCTACATTTGATAATGTAAGTGACTTAAATAGTGCAAGTGGATTTACAATTGCGTTAGGTCAAATAGATTCTTCTGGAGCTGTTACAGGTGCAACAACATCAGATCCTTTAACAGATCCAATAAATTATTTTTATATAACTAGCACTAGCACTGCTACATCAGGGGGTGTATCAGGTGGCGGAGAAAACTGTTCTGCTGGACCAGTAACATTAGAGGTAGTAAACGCATAATGGCATACACACTTACAAATTTACAAGACGATATTAAAAGTTACACAGAAGTTGGAAGTAACGTATTTACTTCTTCTGTTTTAAATACTTTAATTAAAAACGCAGAAAATAAAATTTATAGAGAAGTTGACTCTGATCAAGATAGACACTACGCGACCTCTAATTGTATTGTTGGAAATAGATATGTAACTATCCCTGCTGATTTAAGAATAATTAGATATGCTCAACTTAAAGACTCAGCTGGTAATCAATATTATTTAGAGCAGAGAGATACTAGTTTTATAGCAGAGTATTACTCTACGCCTGGAACTTCAGCTGTTGATATACCTAAATATTACGCTAACTGGGATGAGGACTTTTGGGTATTAGCACCAACACCTGATAAAACTTATGAAATTACACTAGCTTACAATAAGGAGCCAACTAGTCTGACTGATGCTTCTGTAAGTGCTACAGGCACTTATCTATCAAACAAATATCAAGATTTACTTTTATACGCTTGTTTAGTAAACGCATATGGGTACTTGAAAGGACCTGCAGATATGTTACAATACTACTCACAAGCTTATGAAAAAGCTTTACTATCGTATGCGATCGAACAACAAGGTCGAAGACGCCGAGACGAATATTCAGATGGGGTTATTCGTACCGTTTTAGAATCCAAAAATCCATCAAGCAATAAATAAGGAGATAATACATGGCAAACATAGTACCATTCAGTTTTAAAGGTGAACTAGCATCAGGAACGCATAATTTTAGTTCTGGTGGTGACTCTTTTAAAATAGCGTTGTACACATCTAATCCATACTCAACATCATCAACGGTTGCATTATTAGGAACAAGTAATAATGAAGTAAGTTCTGCAGGTAGTAGTAACTATCCAGCAGGAGGTAAAGCATTAACAAGTCAAACAGTTACAGCTACAACAGCTACGACTGCAATTGACTTTGCAGATACTACTTTTGCAAGTGCAACTTTTACAGCAGCATTTGCAGCTATTTATAATACAAGTGCTTCTGATAAATTAGTGGTGGTTTTAGATTTTGGTGGTAACAAGACAGCGACAAACGGAACTTTTACAATTTCGTATCCTGATCCTAGTACACCAAGTAATGCGATTATAAGTATAACATCATCTTAAGGAAATTAAATGGCGTTAGTAATAAACGATAGAGTAAAAGTAACAAGCACAACTACTGGTACAGGTGCAATAGCACTTGGAGCAGCAGTAACTGGTTTTGAAACTTTTGCACAAGGCATAGGAAACAGCAACACGACTTACTATTGTATCTTTAATCAAGGTACAAGTGAGTTTGAAGTTGGACTTGGAACATTAGATGGGTCAAGTGCAAATCTAACTAGAACTACAGTTATCTCCAGTTCTAATTCAGATTCAGCTGTTGATTTTTCTGCTGGAACTAAAGATGTATTTTGTACATTACCAGCTAGTAAATCAGTTTTTCTTGATGCAGATGGAACGCCGGTAGGAGCGGCAAGCGCAGGATTTGCAATTGCAATGGCAATAGCATTATAATAAAAGGAGTAATATGGCACAAAATTTTCGTAGATACACAAGCAACGCGGTAGGGACATCCCCTGCTACGATATTTACTGCTAATTCATTTGATACTGTTGTTGGAATATCACTCGCTAATGTTACAGGAAACACAATAAGTGTAGACTGTTATATTAATGATAGTTCTAACGACATTTATCTTGTGAAGAGTGCGCCAATACCTTCAGGCGGATCTTTACAGGTCTTAGATGGAGGAGCAAAATTTGTGGTAGAATCAGGAGACGCTTTAAAAGTAGTTTCTGACACTGCAAGTTCTTGTGATGTTTGGGTATCAGCGGTAGATGCAATTAGTTCGTAAGGAGTTATAAATGGGATATGTAGGCAGAACACCAACAGATATACCGCTAACAAGCGCAGACATTGCGCCTGGAGCAGTTGATACAGTTAATTTAGCTGCAGACGCAGTTACGTCTGCAAAAATTGCACCAGCTACTGTTGCGTCTAGTGATATTGCACCGGCTACTGTTGCAGCTAGTAACATAGCACCTGGAACTATTACAACTACACAGATCGCTCCAGCTACAGTCGCTGCCCCTAATATTGCTCCTGGCACAATTACAACAACTCAAATTTCACCAGCAGTTCCTTTAGGAGTTCCTGCTGTTACTTCTAACCCGCCAACACCAAGTTTAAGTGTTGGAGATATGTTTCTTAGAACAGATTTATCTGCACCAGGAAATTTAAAAGCATTTTTATCAGGACCTTTAACTTGGTCTACAGGTGGTGATATGCATAATGCACCAAATGGATATTCAAACACACAGGGATGTGGAACTCAAACTGATGCAACGACTTGCGGAGGATATAGAGGATCACCTTCACCATACTATTTAAGTACAACTCAATCTTATGATGGGTCTGCATGGTCAACAGGACCTGCTTATCCAACAGGAAATACTGTAGGAATTACATCATCAACAGGTGCACCTGGGTCTAATTGTTGGTTTGCAGGAGGATTAAATCCTGGTGGACCAGTTAGAACAGATACAAATGAATGGAATGGAACATCTCACGTTGCAAGTGGAGCATTACCAGCAGGAGAATATCTTGGTATGGGTCAAGGAACTATTCCAGATGGAAAGATTATAGGTGGAAGCACTCCATCTGCTTCAAGCACTGTTTATGATTATAATGGATCAACTTGGGCAACAGGAACAGCATTACCAACAGCTATTACTGAAGCAGGAGCTACGGCGGTAGGTCCTCCAACTAATTTTGCATTTGCTGGTGGTAGAAATGCTCCAAGTTCACCATATCCAGGTATAGGTTATGAATGGAATGGATCATCATGGTCAACTTTCCCAGCCGCACCAGCTCAACCATCAACACAACAAGGTAATGGAATAAATTTTGGGGCTGACGCAGATAGCTTTTATTTGACTGGTTATGAAATTCCCCCAGGATTTAATACAACAACAACTGTTCAAAAATATAATGGATCTTCATGGTCAACAGATACTGCAATTCCATCAGCAAGATACTCTATGGGTTCAGCAACGGCTGGAAATACAGCATCTTCAGGATCAGGACTAACTTATGGTGGATCAAATCCATCAACAAATAACCCAGGAGGCCAATCAAGAACAACTTTTGAGTGGTCTGATGGAAACGCTATCGTAGATTTAAATTAAGGAGGACATATGGCAAAAATATATTGTACAGCAACTAACACAGGCAAAGGTTTCATAACTCATGAAGAGCAAGAAAATGCTCAACCTTTAAAAGCATCGGGTTATCCTGGAAATGTATGGCAAGTTGAAGATAATGCAACAGGTCAAGCATGGAGAACTAAAGTCGGTGGAGTTCCTAAAACTTTGGAGGAAGCTCAAGCTATAGTTAATGCAGCAGTTACTTCTCAGCAAGAAGCTTGGGATGCATTACCTGATGATAGCTATGAAAAAGAACCGCCAAGGGAAAGACCACATAATATAACTATAACGGAATAAAATGACTATAGTAAAGATTAAACAAAGAGGCATAACAGCAGATGCGGTTACAACAAGTGAAATCGCTCCCGCTACAATTACGGCTGCAGATATAGCACCAGCAACTATTACTACAACTCAGATTGGTCCAGCAACCATAGCTCAATCTAATATATCTCCAGCAGTAACTCTAAGTGTGCCAGCTGTAACATCAGATCCTCCATCACCTAATGAAGGTGATGTTTGGTTAAGAACAGATTTAAAAATATTTAAATCCTATTTATTAGGTGCTGCCGCTTGGACAGCTGGAACTTCAATTCCTTATGGAGCTACAGGTTGGTCAGCTAATGGTACAAGCACAAACTCATTTTATGCTGTTAGTGGTTATGGTAGTCACCCTAGAACAGGTGGAGATAACGGAGCAAGAGGATATGATAATTTAGAATTTAACGGAACATCTTGGTCTAACGAAACAAATTTTCCTTACGCTAATTCTTCTTGTTGTGCAATAGGAACACAATCTGCAAGAGTTTCAGGCGGTGGTCACGGAAATCCTGGTGGACCAAATGCACCTTTAGGACCAAGTTATTCTGCGACTACAATTTCATATGAATGGGACGGAACAAGTTGGGCTGCCCCTGCTACTATGAATTATTATGCTTCAACTATTAGTAACAGACATGGTCATGGAACAATATCTACAGCTTTTTTACATGGT